AAGATGATGGTGCTAGAGGCTTTGGCGATACTATTGCGAGAGTTATTAATCGTGCTACTGGTATTGAGCCTTGCGATAATTGCACTAAACGTAAAGAGAAACTAAATAAATGGTTTCCTTACACTAAAAAGGAGATATCTACATGAAAGGGCCAGAAGATAAAGCTTACCACGTTTGACCATATTCGGGTAAACCTCATCCGGTGGATGAGAAACATAGTGTTCGAGGCGCTGATATACATGGAGAAGAAACAAATTCGATTGAGTACCGTTATCCAAAAGCGGTATATAAAGAAGGACAGTAATATAAAGCAGGAGTATAAAAAAGAACTCCGTAAAGCATTTATGGCAGGATGGAATAAAGGAGTAGAGCATGGTCTCAAAACTAGTAATCCTAAAAAAGAAATACTACATGAGTACCAAACACATGGAGATGAAGTAATATAAATGCGTTATTATAAAGTAAATGGGATAGAACATAGAGTTTATGATCCTGATGATAAATTAGAAAGTGGGCTCGTTGTTATCGAAGACTGGCGCGATAGTCGCATTGGCGACTGGGTCAGAGCTGACGATGACTGTATAATCCAGGTGCTAAGAAAAGGAAAAATGGTTCGCAAGTATGGGCGGAATAAGGTCAGAGAATACGTAGGCACGTGCACAGGTACATTCCCTGTAGGCAAAAACGTTAAAATGGATACCAGTCGCAGAACAAATATTTATACTTTTGGGGGAAGTAAAAGTTCTGAAGATATTCTCTTGGATCGGACCACACTTACCCGTTGTGAGCTTGTTTTTGTACAGTTCTTGGCATCTGGCATGAGTCCAAAGGAAGCTTATTTAAAAGCATTTCCTACAAGCAATATAAATTATGCATCAGTTAAGTCTTCACAATTAATGAGGACTGAAAGGATATACACAGCAATGAAAGAAGAATTAAAACCAGTATGTGAAGAATTAGGTATTGATCCTAAATCTGTTTTAGAAGATATACAATATGCATCAAAAAATTCTGAAAAAGAAGATGTAAGATTAAGAGCATTATTTAAGTTAGCTGACATATTGGATTTGGAAGATAAAAATCAAACAAAGGTTACTCAAGTATCTGGAGCATTATTTCAAGGTTTTAGTCCTGAACAATTAGCTAGTGCTGAGAGACCACAACTTACAGAAGGAAATAAAGATGGCAAATAAAGCTTTTAATGCAATGCAAAGTGTAACTAAAGGTAATATGCAAGAATTAATGGGTCGTATAAGTGGAACTGAATATGAACAAAATATGAGTCCAAAAGATCAAACAGCATATGAAAATGCAATAATTGATGCATTTACAGAGTATTATAATTCTTATGCATTTAATCATCAAGGAGGAGAACCTTTATCAATGAATCTGTGGATGAAGACTGTTGATCCTAATAATTTAGAAGAGAATGCAATGCGTTTTGCAGATAATACTATAGATAAGCAAACACCTGAATATCGTATGGCATCTATTGCTAATAAATTACAAAAATTAGCTCATTTACATACAGGCAGAATTGAAGATCTTTTAGAAATTGCAACCTCAATTGAGTCTGAAGAAATGTTAGGAAATAAACAGGCAGACATTAAGAGAGACTTAGGGACAGCTCGCGAAGCTAGGGTGAAAAGAGTGCAAGAACAAGCAGGTCCTCTAATGCCAGGTCCCGACGTAGGTCCTTAGAATTTAAACATGGCCAATATAAATACTAGAAATGTATCTACTGCAGAAGAGCAGTTGATAATGGCCAAGAATGACATTATATCTTTTGGTAAATTATTTTTACCAGATGATTTTGGTAGATCTGAAACTCCATTCTTTCATTATGAAGTAGCTGATGTTGTAAATGATTTAGATGTAAAACAATTAGCAGTAATCTTACCCAGGGGTCATGGTAAGACAGTATTAACTAAATGCAGTATACTACATGATTTTGTATTTGCTACTGATCCTTTATTTTATGGTTGGGTAGCTGCCTCGTCTAAAATATCAGTTCCAAATTTAGATTATATAAAATATCATTTGGAGTATAATGATAAGTTTTTGTATTATTTCGGCAATTTAAAAGGGAGAAAATGGACAGAAGATGATATCGAGCTTAAAAATGGTACTAAGCTTATCAGTAAGTCTAATTTATCAGGTATTCGAGGAGGTGCTAAGCTCCACAAAAGATACGATCTTATCGTGCTTGATGATTTTGAAGATGAGAATAATACCGTTACACCTGAGTCTAGAGCTAAAATTAGCAACCTTGTTACGGCTGTTGTATTCCCTGCTCTGGAGCCTGGCACAGGTAGGCTTCGTATTAATGGTACTCCCGTTCATTTTGATAGTTTTATCAATAATATACTCGTTAATTACGATAGGGCAAAATCAGAAGGAAAAGATTTTAGCTGGAGAGTAGTTACATATAAAGCAATACAAGACGATGGAACTCCTTTATGGCCATCTTGGTTTGGTCATAAAGAAATGGAGAGAAAGAAAAAGTTTTATAGTGATTCTGGACAACCACAAAAATTCTATCAATAATATATGATGGAAGTTCAGAGTGAAGATGATGCTATCTTTACTAGAGAACATATAAAATATTGGGAAGGGAACTTTATACATGAGGAAGAAACAGGAATTTCATACATCCACACAAGAGAAGGGGATGTTAAGCCAGTTAATGTTTTCTCAGGTGTTGATCCCGCTACAGATTCTGCTCGTAGGGATAGTGACTTCAGTGTTATACTTACTGTTGGCGTTGACTCAGACAATAATGTATATGTTCTGGATTATATTCGTAAGCGTAGCCTCCCTGTATTGGGGATACCAGGAGATGGAAAAAAGGGAATTGTCGACTACATGTTTCAAGTCAATAACATTTTCCACCCTAGTCTCTTCACTATTGAAGATACGACAATGTCTAAGCCAGTTTTTCAAGCGCTTATTGCGGAGATGAGAAGAAAGAATGATTTTTCAGTTAAATATGTAGCTGAGAAACCAGGAAATAGAATGAGCAAAAGAGATAGAATACAAGAAATATTAGCACAAAGGTTTGCAATTGGATCGGTACATCTTAAAAAAGATCAGTATGATTTACAAAGGGAGATTATAACATTTGGACCTAGGATGGGTCATGATGATACTATTGATTCATTGGCATATGCCTGTAAGTATGCTCATCCACCTAAAGGTCTTATTGAAAATAAAGATGGAAAATATTATAAACATAAACCAAAACCAAAAAGTTGGGTAACAGCATAATGGCAGATATATTTGGAACAAAAGATTTAAGTGTACCTGATAAAAGTGATTTAAAAACAGGTGATACTAGAAAGAAATATGCAATGAAATGTCCTACAGGATATAAGAAAAATAAACAAGGGAAGTGTGTTAAGAAATGATTAAAACATTAGTATTAATTAGTCTTTTAAGTAGTACTGAAATACAAGCATTAGAACCTTCTTTAATTAAAGTTGAAGCTAATAGAAAAAGAGGTAAGCATAATCGAGGCAAGAGAAGAGGAGGCAGAGGTTTAAGATAATGGCAGAAGCTACTAGCTTAGAGCAATTTGAAAAAAAGTCTAGACGTTTTGGCGATTTATTAGGTGAAATAAATCTAGCTTTAGCACAAAAAGAATACGAGAGAGAAAAAGCTAATTTGCCTGAAGGTGAATTTATGCCTGATTTTAGTCCAGATAGAGCAGATATATGGGGACCTTTTACAGAAGAAGAGCTAGATAGAATAAGGCATTATTATTGGCAAAAAATGTCTCTTGAAGAACAAGGTGTATTTAAAGGTCTCGGCATACCTATGTGGCATGAATTATCTGGAAGTGAAGGATTTGTAAAACAAGCATTACAGTTCAATGCAGGAGGGGTGAAAGAAAGTTTATATGATTTATATGTAAATGCAATAGCTGTAAAAGATTATTTTAGTAACTATGGACAAGGAGGGAGTGATGTATATAATATTTTAGAAAGTAATCCTCCTAGGGAAACATTTGAAAATTTGGGACAAGATGTTTTAGAAAGAATAGAATATGTCCCAGAACAATCATTATCTATGTATGAGAAAGGATATTAAATGCCAAAATTTGGAAAAAGTTCAGTAAAGAGATTAGCAACTTGTGACGAGAGGTTGCAAAAAGTTTTTAATGAAGTAATAAAATATATAGACTGTAGTGTCTTAGAAGGACACAGAAGTGCAGAAAGACAGGATAAGCTTTTTGATGAAGGTAAAACAAAAGTTAAATTCCCAAATGGAAGACATAATGCTTCTCCTAGTCTTGCTGTTGATGTTACACCTTATCCTGTAGACTGGGATGATAGAGAGCGTCAAACTTTGTTTGCTGGTTTTGTTATTGGTGTGGCTAGTCAAATGGGAATAAACCTACGATGGGGTGGAGATTGGGATCAAGATTTTGAAGTACAAGACAATAAGTTTGATGATTTTCCACATTTTGAAATAAGGAGATAAGTATGGCAAAAAGAAGACAAGTTGCTAGGCCCAAAGGACCGTCACCAGCTAGAAGTGCAGGACCTCGAATGCCTCAGCAAAATAGAATGGCTCAAATGAGACAAAATAATAGAAATGTTTCTACATTTCAACCAGGACCACAGCAGGGATTTCAAGGTGGTGTTGGTTTAAATAGAACTATTTCAGAACCTCTACCAGGTATACAAACATCTGGAGATGTTCCTGTTAATGACCCTAATGCAAATAGAAGGACACCTTGTCCTCCAGGCATGACTGCTGGAAAAGATCCGAACACAGGTGCTAGTACATGTGTACCAACGGCAGCTAGACCTAAAGGACCTAAGATGAATATGCCTAATTCAAATAAAAATAATCGAGGATACTAATGGCAAAGCGTAAAGATAAGCAGGCTGAAAGAGTTAGACAGGTATTTAACAGGTCTAATCAGTCTAATCGTATACAATGGGAATATATAAATCAGAAATCATTTGATTTTGCTAACGATAATCAGTTAACTGCTAAAGAAAGACAAGATTTAGAAGATCAAGGAATGCCTACATTTACTATCAATAGGATAGCTCCTGTTGTAGAGATGCTTAATTTTTACGCTACAGCTAATGACCCAAGATGGCAAGCAGTTGCTGTAGATGGATCTGATTCTAAAGTTGCAGCTGTATTTTCTGATATGGCAGATTATATATGGAATCTATCTAAAGGTGGGACATTATATGCTAATGCAGTAAATGATGCAATAACTAAAAGTATAGGATGGCTACATGTTGTAGTTGATCCTGATGCTGATAGAGGTATGGGTGAGGTTAAAGTTGAACAGCCAGAACCATTTGATATATATGTAGATCCTAAAAGTAGAGACTTGCTATTTAGAGATGCAGGTTATATAATGGTTAGAAAAATCCTACCTAAAGCTCAATTATTAAGACTATTTCCTGATAAGAAAGCAAAGATCAATAAAGCATCTTCAAGTGAAAATAATGATTATAGTTATACAGAAAAATCATTTAATACATATCAAAAGGACTTTGGGTATAAAGATGTAGTAGAGGCTGATTCAGTAGACCCTGAAACAGGCGATACAGATACATTATTAGAATATTTTGAGATATATGAAAAGGTCAAGATAGCTTATATGAATGTATTCTATCGTATCCCTCCTACTGAAGAGCAGATAAAAGAAATTCAAGGAGTTGTTCAGCAAGAAATAGAAAAGATAACACAAGAATCTGAAGTACAATTATTAGAACAACAACAGCAATTAGAACAAGCAGTACAAGCTGGAGAGATGTTGCCAGAAAGAATGCAATTAGAAATGCAGAAGTTTGTAACTAGAATGAAAGAAGATATAGATTTACAACGTACTCAAATGATGAATGATCTTGTTCAAAAAGCTACACGTGTAGATAACAAAGTAGTTACAGAAAAAGAGTATAATATACTTCAGAAAGATACTTCATTTAATAATATTTTACAAGAAGCAATACGTTTTCATGGGGATAGAATAAGAAAGATATGCGTTGCAGGTGATGTGACTTTGTATGATATCTTTTTACCCGACAATATCACTGAGTATCCTTTAGTTCCATTTCATTATAAGTGGACAGGTACTCCTTATCCAATTTCTGCTGTATCTCCTTTAGTAGGAAAACAGAGAGAAATTAACAAGTCACATCAACTTATGGTTCATAATGCATCTTTAGGAAGTAGTTTAAGATGGCTACATGAAGAAGGTGCAATAGATACAGATTACTGGGAGAAATACTCCTCGGCTCCCGGTGCGTTGCTACCAGTTCGTCCTGGTTCTACTCCTCCTACTCCTGTACAGCCAGCTCCACTATCGAATGCATTTTTTCAGATAGTCCAGGAAGGAAAAGGTGATATGGAATATCTTGCTGGCATCTATTCTTCAATGCAGGGCGATACTGGTTCGCAACACGAAACATATAGAGGAATGTTAGCTCAAGATGAATATGGAACTAGAAGAGTAAAACAATGGATGAAAAATTCTATCGAGCCAGGATTAAAACAGTTAGGGGAAGTTATAAAACAATTCTCTCAATCTGTATATACTGCACATAAAGTATTTAGAATAGTACAACCAAGTGCACTACAAGAAGATAGAGAAGTACAAATTAATGTTCCTATGTATAATGATTTTGGTGATGTTATCGAAAGACATATGGATTATGAAACAGCTAGATTTGATGTAAGGGTAATTACAGGCTCTACATTACCACTTAATAGATGGGCATATTTAGCAGAACTAAAAGATATGATGCAATTAGGCATTATAGATGATATGGCAGTATTAGCAGAAACAGATATAAAAGATAAACAGGCTATAGCAGAGAGAAAGAGTCAATTATCTCAGTTACAAGGTCAAGTTTCTGGATTGGAGGAATCATTGAAAGATAAGGAGGGCACTATTGAGACTCTCGAACGGCAACTGGTTCAAGCAGGTATTAAAGGCAAAGTCATGCAAGCTGAAATGGAGATTGATAAGCAAAAGAATCAGGTTAAAAATAAAACAGAAAAAGAATACCTTGAGACTCAGGCAAAGCAGAAACTTTTAAGAAACAGAATGTCAGATGATGCTTCTTCAATGAAAAAGCAAGGTCAGGCTGATATGAAGAATAAATCAAAAGAAATGGACTTGCAAATAAAAAGTGTAATAAATTCCTTGCAAGGTAATAAAGAACAATCCTAAATTACTTAGGAATAACAACTTAATAAGGAGAGACAATGGAAGACAATCAAGAAAGAGGTAACCCAGATCCAATTGGCGCCTCTGGTGATTTCTTTGAAGCGCTGGAAGATAATGTCAATAGCGCTATACAAGATAATACTATACAAGCCGAAGTAACCCAAGCTCCATCTAGTGGCCCTGAACAGGTAACCCACACGCCAAGTGAGCATGGCACTGAAGGTGTCGTTGATTGGGAAAAGAGATATAAAGACTCTACGCGAGAAGCACAACGAATGAATGCTGAGCTTCAAACCCTAAAGCCTTATGTCCCTGTTCTTAATGCAATGAAAAAAGATACTGGTCTTATTGAACATGTAAGAGACTATCTTCGTGATGGAGGTAAACCTGCAAAGAGTTTACAAGAACGTTTAGGACTTGATGAAGATTTTCAGTTTAATGCTGATGATCTATCTGATCCAGAATCAGATTCATCTAAACTCTTAAATGCTCAAGTAGATGCACAAGTTCAACAGCGACTTGGTCAAGTGATGAAAACTGAAAGAGCGAAAGCTCAAAGGGCACAGACTGGTCGTAAGCAACTTGAAGAAGCTAAAGATTTTCAAAAAAGACATAATATGTCTGATGAAGACTTTAAAGCTATGATGGGTGCAGCCTCTCAGCGTAAAATTACTTTAGATGATGTTTATCATTTATTAAATAGAGATAGACATAGCCAGAATGTGGCTCAAAATACTAAAGATGATATGCTAAAACAAATGAAGAATGTCAGAAACATACCAACAAGTGCCAGTGGAACCAACAGCGCCCAGGTCGAATCTAGTCCAGACAGCGATGTCTTTGATAAGATTATAGGATCTGATGGTGATATAGACAACTTGTTCGGCTAACATATTCAAAAACTGTTAGCGAACTCAATTAAACTCTACTTGAAGGCTCATAAGAGCAGTTGATAGAGAGTTAAAAAGGAGACACTAACAATGTCAGATTTTTTAAGCGTATTAACGCCTAATCAAAATCTTACTGTCGATGACGTCAATGGACGTGGAC